AAATTATATAATAATAATACTGTAAAAGAAATGTTTAATTAAAAATATATAAAATCACAATTTATTCAAAATATTTATAAAAGAATAAGAAGTTTTGCTCCACTTTTTAAATGTTGTTAAGTTGATGAGTTTAACTTAACAATATTAATAAGGCAACCGCTTTTATTACTATTTTTATGATTAAATGCATCCATAATATTTGGTTGATTTGCAGGAACCTCTTTTTTTTCGCGCTTCTTAGGTGCTCTATGTTCATATCCTGTTATCCTTTCCTTCTCAATAATCCGCCATACATTTTCTATTTGACCAATATTTGTTTGAAACCACGTTTTATTTCGTTGTATTAAAACGCAACTCATTTCATCTAATTTCCAGTAAATTGTTTTTATCCAAATTCGTGTTTTCTCATTAGTTTCCATAGTTTCCTCTTCCCACTTTGTAATCTGTTCTTTATCAATTACATCCAGTAATTTATAAATGTAATGCGGTTTTCCATCCGGCGAATGAAAATACATAATGATCCCCTTTTTCTTATCTGTTGTGTCCTCATAAAATGCCGATTCGTTTTCAAATTCAACAAACCGGGTCTCTAAAAAGTCGCATTCGTCCAAATCACAAACCTCCATCTGTAATTGCGTTTGTATCCAATATTCCTTTTTAGGTATTCCAGTTATTTCGCGATTCACTATATTTTTGATTTCCAACATACGTCCAAATCGGTCTGAAGATGTGTCGGTGTTAATTCCATCAGGGGAGGCACCAAGATACTTGTAGGTGTCATGTTGAAGGCAACCAAAATCAGACACTTTTGTATTATTCATTTTTTCGTAAATAAGAACGGATAAAGGTTCGTATTTTTGACCCCAATGAAGCGTTGTGTTTATATTTGTCATCGCTGGTTTTTCATTAGTTGTTGTGTCAAATACTTTTAAAGGTTGGCATTTTTCATAGATAAGTTGGTTTATATTTGCTTGACTTTCAAACGCTTTGTATGCGTTACTCGCTGTGATTAAATTATATCTAAATTGATACCATTCGGGTGTTCTCTGTGGTGGTTGGGGTTTTGCTCTGATATTATTTATTTTATTCTGTAATTCTTGGATTCTTTGTTTTTTTTTATTGTCTTCTTCTAAATCTTCTTCCAAGTCTTCATCTTCTTCATCTTCTAAAGAATTTGGATTTTTAGTATTCGACCTTTCATTTCCAAAAGTAGAATAGTAAATTTCAAATGCTTTGTCTATCATTTCATGAATTTCATCTTCTGTATCCTCGTTAAAAAGAATTTGGTCTTCAAATTGGATCATGATTAGGTCCCTTATTTCTTCATCAAATATTTCTTCAAAATCGGGTTCAGAAACCGCGGTTGGATTTTCTTCAATATATGTGTCCATTAATTGCAAAACCGATTCTATAAAATCAACAGAATCGGTTTCTTTTTCAAAGATTGAGGGTTCTATATCGGGAACAATACTGTCCAATATGTCTTTTAATAATTCTAAATCGTTGATTCTCATTCTATTTATTATATTAATTATGGAATTATATTTATATGTTTTATACATGAAATGTAAAAATAATTCGGTTTCATTTTTATAAATAATAATAATATTAAATATAGATTTTTCCATAAATATATTCCTCAGTATGAGGACAAAGCGTGCCGCACATTTTATCAATCCAGTATTCTCCAAAATTATAATTTGGATATTTATGATGTAACAAATGATGATTTCCAATCAACAATGTACATCTATCATCGTGTCTCATTAGTCCACGCAAATTTGTAATAAAACCGGCAATAAATAAATAGGACAATGGAATATCCAGTAGTAAATAAGGGACAAATAGTCCGACAGATTGAATAATACTTTCTAAATGATTTCCTTCATATGCGTCCCAAAAAATCAAAGTAGTGTATGATTTTTGATGATGTTTATAATGTATTTTGGAATAGGGGACTCTATAATGTAGCATAATATGCGATGTATAGAACCATAAATCATAACATAAAATTTGTAAAAATATTAATAAAAATGGATTCATTATTATTAATAAATATTTTAATTTTATATTGAATAATATTTTTATAAATAATAATAATATTAATATAAAATTAAACAATGGCGTTTTTATATTTAATTGATTTAATAACAACTATTTCTTTACACGTAATTGTAAAATGCACTGGTTGGGTAATATACACTTCAGGTAATAGTTTATATTATTTATATAAGAAAATTAAACCTGGATCTCAAATTGAAGATATAAAAAATGTAAGTATAAAAAATGATGTTGATGAATATGTTATAATAACCCGTGAAGAATATAATAAACTAATAAAAAATCAAAATGACATAACCAAAGAAAATTAATTATCCTCATCGGAAGATACATCTTTATTTTTATCTTTATCTTTATCCTTAGTAGATTCTTTTATAGTCAATCCTTTATTCTTAATTGTTCCTTGCGATTTTTTTGGCGCCAATGACTTTAAAGTAGAAACACGCTTCTCTAAATTTTTAAGCGTAAAATGTTTATTGGATTTTGTATAGGACAACGCAGGAATGTCTTTAATTTGTCCAGTTGCTTTATCGTAAATTACATCTTTTACCCTTTGCAACTTTTTCCTGTCCAAACAATCTTTCAAAAAGGCAACCAACATTTTTTCCTCTTCTTGGTCTAATGAATTCTCTGTTTTATACAACTCTACATAGTCTACAATTTTTTTGGTTTTGATAGTTTTATCCAATTTACACCACGGTTCAGACTTGTTGGTATTTTTTTCGTCTTCTAAAAATTTATCCAAATTGTCTATATTATTCGATTGCTTAGTTTCTTTTAATGGCACACCACTTAAAAGCATAGTCTTATATTTAATATTTTTGAGTTCTAAACACTCATCTTTGGACTTTTCAGTATTCATTGTATATATTAGTATATAGCGTTAATTCTAATTCAGTTTAACAAAATATATATATTTGGTTTAATTTTTATATCAGTTTGAAATATAAATATATTATCCGGACTTTTATATAGTCATGGACAATAATAATAATGATTCAAGTAAAAAAATAATTATTATTAATGAAAATACCAACGAAAAAACTAATACTAAAAAAATTGTAAGAGAGAAAAAGGAACCCCAAAAAAGAGTGGAACCATTGAAATGGAATTTAGAATCCAGCGATTTTTGTAATTTTGAGACCCAAATTGAAATTATGAATAAAATTAAAAATAATAATTACATGTCAACAGATAATTATGATTCCAAGTTAATTAAAAGACAAATAGAGAGAAAAATTGGCGGATATAAACAGCAAGACATTTTAAAGAACATTTTGGTTCCTGAAAAATTAATTCGGTTTCCCGAAATTGTCGACGCATTTATTCAACATGAGTTCAAATGCTATTATTGCAAAGCAAATATGTATATTTTATATGATATGGTGAGAGAAACACTGCAATGGACTGTGGACCGAATAGACAATGATTTGGGACATAATCGAGACAATTTTGTTTTAGCGTGTTTGGGGTGTAATTTGAAAAGACGGTGCAGAAGTAAAGATAAGTTTCTTTTTACGAAACAATTGGTTCTCATTAAGAGCAACCTTTGAGAAATCCACTTTTTCTACTTTTAGAAAAAGTGGAGCAAAACTCCTAATTCGGATTTTAAATTTTTTACAAAGTAAAACAAATTTGGTTTTATTTTGTGACATTTTTATTTATTTTTTGCTACACTTTTTCTAAAAGTGTAATATCTGTTCAACCTCAATAAATTGGTTTTTGCTGATTGTCTCCGTTAAAATTCCATTTGCCCAGATTCCAAACCTCTCATCATTGTTTCCATTATTTTCCAAAACCAAGTGATAATAAGTATATTTATTTGTATCTGTCAATTGTACGAAATCTTTTGTAAGAAAACAAAGCAACAAGAATTTATCATCTATTTTTGGAATTTTACCTTTGAAACGTATTTTATTTTCATCGTAATACTCTCCTAAATCATCCACCAAAATAGAATGACCGCCAGTAACAATTAAATCATCGGTTAATCCATTTTCAGGAGTTTTCGCCATTTTATACATACTCAAATTAAAATGCTCAGGATTATTAATCATTGAATTTTTCCCAATGGATTCAATTCTTCTATATCCGTGTAAATAAGATTTAACTACATCACCCTTTTTCAAATCCTCAATGAGAATATATTCTTCTTTCATTAATGAATTTAAACACAAAATTTTGGTTCCTTCATTAAAACAGGGAGTTGATAGACTTATTTTCCAAATTGAATTAGCATTACTATTTGAGTCATAAATGTATCCACCATTTATTACTAAACCGGTTGGTCCAGGACCTGTTACAGCCCAATTACTATCAACAATTGGTGAATCAACTGTTTTCGAATTAGCAGCAAATTGTGGATTAGTCAAATTTATTTTTGAAATTGTATTCAAATCATTATTAGCGCAATAAAGAAAACCACCGTTTATTACTAAACCTGTAGGACTACTAATACCACTTGTTAACCAACTGGTAGCAACTGGTGAACCTGTCAAATTTATTTTTAAAATTGTGTTATCAATAATACTACAATAAAGAAAATTATTTACAGTATCTATTGCTAAACCTTGTGGACCAGATAAACCTGTTGCCCAATCTAATTGGTCAACACCATCAGTTAAACTTATTTTTGAAATTGTACTATTACCAGCATTAGCGCAATAAAGAAAATTATTTACAGTATCTATTGCTAAACCTTGTGGGAAAGTACCTTGACCGATTATTTTCCAATTATACGAAATTTGTTGTGGTTCTGTTAAAGTTAGTTGCGCAATTTGACCAATATAAAAAAGATTACTACTATATGAATATGAACAATAAAGAAATCCATTTGCTACATCTATTGCTAAACCATTTGGGATATTAATATTTGTTGCCCAAATTGGATTGTTATCTCCACTTGGATTTGCTAAACTTATTCTTGAAATTGAATTAGAATTAGAATTAGCGCAATAAATATACGTGCCATCTGTTGCTAAATATGCTGGATAAAGTCCTGTTGTTGCCCAAGGATTAGACATGTTAATATAATATAATAATATACTTTAAAAAAAGTATAGCAAAAAATCCACTTTTTCCACTTTTTCCACTTTTTAAGAAAAGTATAGAAAAAATAAATAGCACTATTTTACGCATATTTTGCTCCACTTTTTAAAAAAGTGGAAAAAGTGGGTTTTTTGCTCCACTTTTTTTTAAAAAGTGGAATATATGATGGAATGGAAATGGACAAAAGGCGCGCCATACGCAAAATCTCGAAGACCTGAAAAAAATACAAATAATAATAACAATAATATTAGTAATATTGAAACTACTAATAATAATTACGCAGAAATTGATTCAAATTATGAAAACCAAAATACGGTTTCTGAAAAAGAAGTAGAACACTCCGCATATTCTATTTCGTTAAACCACGATGAAAATACCTGGGATATTTTGAATCAAGGACTCTATAACAATGATTTTAGGCAATCTAGCAAGAGAGAAGATTTAGACAGTAAAATTTCTGGACGCGAATTAGTCCAACAATGTGGTTACAATCCTTTTATGGAAAACAGTAATTACGCAAACGATATATCAGTTAGCAATCAATTTTTACAACCACAAAATACCACAATGGGACGGGAGAAGAATGAACAATCACCACCATAATATAAAAAAATATAAAATTATTAAGGACACAATTATGATCTTAATAATTTTTAAATAAAAACAGATTTTTGCTCTTCGCTTTGCATAACTTTTCTTAAAAGTGGATTTCTTAAAGGTGGATTGATTAGCGAACACTATTCACACACATTGTGTTAAGCAAACGATTAATAAAATATGCCAAAAAGGTGTAAATTAGTAATACGATAAAATTATAACTTGACATAAAACTGGGGAGTTTATTACTTTGAAACATTCCATAAATAAATAGAACAATCATTGTTACGAACAATACCGCAGAAAACATTGACATAATGTAAAAATACAAACACGCATTTTTGTTTTTAATAGGACCAAAGTAGTCTTTCATGAAGTTGGACATTCTATATATATATCCACTTTTTTAAAAGTGAATTTTGCTATACTTTTCCTAAAAGTATTTTTGCTCCACTTTTCCTAAAAGTATTTTTGCTCCACTTTTCCTAAAAGTATTTTTGCTCCACTTTTTCTAAAAGTGGAAAAAGTGAAAAAAGTATTTACCAAAAAATAACTTAAACAAAAGTCATATACATTTAATAAATAGATGACGACTACAAATCAAACATATACAACTCAAAATGATTTATTAATGAATAATTTAATGGAGTATTACAAAGATGAAACATGTCTAAATAGAATGTTAAAAATTATTACAGGCGAATGCAAAATTTCTCTTCGTATTGTTGATTGGTTCGCTACAAATTACGCTAAAAAATACTTTACTCTTTTTGACATTGAGCAACACGGGCAAACTAAACGCTTCAAAGTATATGTTGACTATAAATTAAAGTTGAAAGCATATAGCAAGCGCCGCTTCGACCCATTTTGCCGCTGGGACCGCATCAGCATTCCTTACAAGGACGGCACCTGCATTGAAACCACCATTGGACAACTCAATTTTTTCAAATGGGCGCTTGAGAATAAAGTCGTGGATTATATTGAAGAAAACTACGAGGTCATTGAAAAAGACATGAATAGTCGCAACAGCACTTCCAAAAGAAAGGAGCAAATTGTCGACAATTCAAAGACCCGAAAGAAACGCGAAGAATTGTCTGTGTCGGCAATTAAGAGCATCAAGAAGGAGAAGGTGGAGATTGTTGTCCAGTTTCACTAATCAACTTTTAAAAAAAGTTGAGCAAAATATTAACTATTATAACTCCATTTAGTGCTGTTTTTTTAAATAAAACTAATATATTGACACCATTATACTTTCAATATATTAACAATACAACACAATTTTTGCTATACTTTTTTAAAAAGTATTTTTGCTCCACTTTTAAAAAAAGTGGATTATTTATTATTTAAAATATTTGGTAGTTTAAGATTTAAAAATACATTCTAATATTTTATTAATAACAAGTTATAAAATGGGAAATACTAAGTCGATTCAAAAAATAAATTTTGAAGATATTCAACATGCAATAAAAAACCATGAAACGCATATTTTACTTAATACTCTAAATACAAATGAACAAGATTGTTTACTTCCAAATACGATTAACGCTTTAGAAGAAGAAAATTTGATTAATCGTTTAATTAAATCAGGCAAAATGGACGTACGAATTATTATTTATGGGCGCAACTGCAATGACGAAAAAATATACGCAAAATATAATCAATTATTATCTCTTGGGTTCTTTAATGTTTATGTGTATACTGGCGGAATATTTGAATGGTTATTATTACAGGATATTTATGGACACGATGATTTTATAACAACTACAAGAAATAAAAATGTTGATATTATCAAGTATAAATCCAATAAATTATTTGGTATTCCTTTGATTGAATATTAAGTTTTTTTTATTTATTTATTGTAAAAAACTTAAGTTGGTTGTTTTTTATTGTAAAAAACTTAAGCCCAAGTTTGATAATTCATCCGCGCGAACATTTTTCTCTCTATAAACGTGACTATAATCTATTTCTTTTATCATTTTTTCATACAACTTTGCCTGTATATATAATTTCAATAGTTTTTCCGATTTGACTTTATATTCTCCCTTCATTTGTTTTATTATTAGCAAACTATCGCCTTCAACATCAAGAGAATCAATTCCCATATTAACTGCTTCTTCCATTCCAATGATAAGTCCACTGTATTCGGCTTCATTGTTTGTATTATTTTTCCCCACAAAAATAGATTTGGACCATATTTCGACACCATTTTTGTAAATTACTGCACCCGCGCCAGATAATCCAGGATTACCCTTGCTACAACCATCAAACTTTAGAAGATACGATTTATTTTTTTTAATTGGCAACATTTGTTTAATTGGCAACAATTGTATATTTTTAATCATTTATATTTGTTTGTTATATTTATTTTTCATTTTTTATTTTTATTTTTATTTAACAAAATAATAATTGTATTTTAATATTGATATAAAATATTTTAATATTAACATAAAATATAATTAATATGGTTAACGGATTTTTATATAGCAACAAACACAATTATGCCGCGTTGTATAGTTCTAAAGCAGGATGTAGTTCAGTTAGAAATTTATTCATGGACCTACACAATGAAGAGTTATCTGAAAAAAATAGAAACAAATATACAAAACATGACATAAAATCATTTTTTCCAATGAAAAAAGATACTAAACTGGATGATATACCTAAGTTTTTAGTTATTCGTAACCCTTATTTGCGGGTTGTTAGTATGTTTACAAATAAATTTATTGGAGAGAACAGCATGCTTAAGAAGAAATTTGAAAAATATAATGTTGTTACTCGTAATAATACTTTTATGTCATTTTTAAATAGTTTAAAAGATTTAAAAGACAGGGATATACTGAATAGAGTTGAATATCATATTTCTGAACAGTCTTATAAAACCGATTTCTCTCTTAGTAGTAATATTCAAATTATTGATTTAGACAATTTTGATGAAGAAATTCTTAAATTTTATGCAAAATACTTTAAAAATACGGAATTGTATAATAAAGTCAAGGATATTGTGTTTAAATCCAGTAATTTGCTGCATTCAAATATAACAAAAAGGACCAATTTGTATGAAAATAAAGACGCGTCTAAAATAGAATTTAAAGATATATCAAATATTCCTCCTTATAAGTCTTTTTATGCTGACCCAAAAGTAAAAGAATTGGTTGATTATATTTATGCAAGCGACTTTAAAAAATTTGGATATAAAATGGTTCTGCCTTTTTAAACCTTTTAAATAATAAGTAATTAATTATTAATTATTTATTATATAATTTTTGGACTATTTTGCTCCACTTTTTTTAAAAGTGGATTTAGATCCATAAGTAAGGTCCTGATCCCTTAACCACAACAGCGGACTTATAAGGGTCTACATCTATTTCACTTCTGCTTCCATGAACGATCCAATAGAATTTCCCGTTTTCACCATAAACTGTAAATTTATTATCTATTATTTCCGAAACACTGTAGTTAGGTGTTTTATTATTATTTTCATTGTAAATTGGTGTCACTTGTATAGTAAAATTCGTTGCTATTGTTGACACATAATAAGGCAAATAAATGGTTACACTGTTTTCATTTTCAATCTCTCCTTTGCCTCTGTAATAGACACCTGCTTCGGGTCCTTCCAAACACGCGTGGACTAAATACTTATTGGGATTTACTGGATTTTCAATAACGAATGTTTTGTTTGAATCGTAATAAACTATTTGAGAAGTTGAATCATAAAACATACCACCTAATGCTCCTGCTCCAACT